TTTTACTTGTGCGCTTCCGAATCCTGATAACATAACTTCTTCTTCAAAAGCTCTGTCAGATGATTCGTTAGTATAAATCTCAGCATGCTGATTTTCATACCTCTTGTATTCCAAGCCGAACAGTGCGTTCAAACCTGGCTCTAGTTCTTTAACTAGTTGTGATCGTGATATTGCCATGATTGTTCTCCTATTCTAGGCTTAAGCGTCTCTAGTCCATAGAGTTGCTCTGTTATTGAATACAACGACAATGTCTGCACCAGCTGCAGCTAGATCCTCTTGATTTGGAACTTCTGCTGATCTGATTATTCTAAACGCTCTACCGTCATTATCGGCTTGAATGTCTAGAGTTACGATTGATGTGCCGTTTTTATGTGAACCGTGGTTGTTAAGATTGCATCTTCCAGCAATGTTAGAGTCAGCCACTGCTGCGTCTGCTCTTACAATGTATTCTTGGAAGGGGTTATCATTAACAAAACCAATGCCATCATTATTACCAGTGTTGTTGTTTGTTGCAAAAGTAGTTCCTGACGCTACAAAATTAGCAAATGTTGGTTTGCTAGTTGAGTTGTCAATATAGAACGCACCATTGAACACTCCTAGGATTGGTTGCACGTTTGAAGCATCCGCATCCCAAGAAGCACCACCAGTTAGACCATCGTCCATAGTAGCATGAGTTATATCCTGAATGTAGCTCGCATCTCCGCCAGATGAATACTGTAAAGAAACGGGAGCATGACTGTGGATATTTTTACCCAAGCCACTTTTGATTTTGTATTTAGACTGTCCAGACGTTGCAGGTGTATTCCCCAACGCAAGAGACATTCTAGCACCAAAACCAGTTGTACTTGTGTTAGCCATAGTTGTTTTCTCCTTATGTGCCTGTCTCCGAAAAGACCTCCAGCACGGTTAACGTTAATCGATGATATTTAAAATTACTTTTTCGTACCACCGAAGGTTACACGGGATTGCCTTTCAACATTGATAGGCATCCTACTATCCTGCTCCTTCATTAGATCGTTTTTTACTGCTTGATCACGGTCTTGGTGTCTACCAGTCATGTAATCTTGTCTTTGTTGTGCGATCTCGTTAGGTACCTTCGCAAGCAGAAGGCCACCGACCCCAATCACTCCCTTGTATTTCCCGTCTTCGAGAACAGGATAATCGCCTGCGTTTTCGACTTCTTCGGCACGAACTAATTCATAACCTTCTCTTAAACGTCCAGTTATATTTTTCGTATCTTGAAATCCTACGACTTCAGCTCTTATCCATCTATACCTGAATCCATCAGGTGCAGGGGGTGCATCTAGAGAAGATGGTGGAACCCACACTTTAGGTCTTTCCGACTTTGTTCGTGTTTGGCTCGCACGAGAAGTATTTTTATCTTTTTCCATTTTACGCTCCTTCCGTGTTTTTCAATTGTTTTGCGTACTCTTCGAGTGGCACTCCTAATTTTTTAGCTATTGCTACTTGTGAAGAAGTGAGTCTCACAGTTTTGCGACCTGGCTTTACGCTTCTTTGTGCTGAGGCGACCGTTTGCACGGGAGCTGTCGTAGTTGTTTCAGTATTACCAAATTTATGGGGAAAGTCAACTCTAATACGTTTATCAACTTCCACATAATACTCGTCAGAGCTAGGATCAAACCCTTCTTTTTCAGTAAGATCCTTATGTATCTCAAATGCAGTATAAGTCATCGCTCTATCACTACCAAACCAAGTATTTTTTGATGCCCAAGCTTCTGCTCTAGGATCAGGATTATCTGGTTGTTTTGTAATATCAGGTGCGTTTTGCACTTGAGAAGGTTTTGTTAGTTTATCCTCTTCTACTATCTCCTCTTGCCCTTGTTTTATTTGTTCAAGCTTTGCATTTTCAAAGGCTAAAGTTGCAATTCTCTTATTAGCTTCAACTTGAGCTTTAGAATCTCCAGTATCGATCGCAGCAGCTAATTCTTTTTGTGCAGCTTCCAACCCTGTTTGAATACTAGTCTCAAATTTTTTAACATAATCAGAATCTGTTTTCTTAAATTTAGATTCTAATTTTTTTCTAGATTCTTCTACACCTTTAGCATAATCAAGAGCTGCGTGTTCTCTTCTTTCAGCCTCTCTTAATTTACGAGTTAGTTTTCCTATTCTCGCTTGTACACCTTTGCTGTAGTCTTCTAGTTCACCGTCAGATTTTTTTTCATCTAACTTTGTTTCTCTTTCATTTTCAAATGATTTGTCTGTTTCTTGTTCCTTGTTTTCTTCTGGCTGTTCAATTACAGCTTCTTCTTTTGCTTCTTCAATATCTACCGTAACATCAGATCCTGATGTATCGATGGGTACTGTCTTTTTTTCTTCGTCTGGCATAGTTTACTCCTTCCTATGATTAAAACTCATGCAATATGTCTTCTGGACTATCTATTGTTGCTAACACTTCATCGTCGTTTAGCAGACGCATTTCCCCACCATCTATCTTGATCCGTGATCCAGCGTAACGCGCAAACATTACCCAATCATTGACCTTGCACCATGGACCTTTAGGATATCTCTCCTTATCCTTATAACAATCTGGACCCATAGCTAAAACTAAACCAACTTGAGATGCAACTTGTTGCCTTTCTAAAGTTGTTTCAGCTAATACTAATCCACCTTTAGTTTTATCTTTCATTTTAAAAGGTAAAACTATCATTCTCCAACCTGTCGGTTTTGGTAATTTTGGTTCTTCTTTTTTCTCTGATTTCTTTACACCAATAAGATCATTGTTTGGTGTTAAGATTGATGACTGTTCCTTTTTCATTTTGCTCCTTATCGTTTAGCAGGTTAGAGATTTCCTGTTTGGTTGCCTCTAGGGCGTTTATCTGTCCTATTATATACTGATACTTTTCCATATTGTCAACACCTCCTGATGTTACTGTTATGGATAGTGCTTCTATTCTAGTATTTATAAAATTGATTAGTTTTCTTAATACGTTTTCTAATTGCATTTAACATTTCCATCTTCTACGAGCCTGCCTTATTCGTGAATTAGGATCAGCTGCAGCTTTTGGAAATTTTTTCATTTGACCTGCACTTCTTGCACAGTACGACTTACGTCGGTTTGCAGCTTTTGATCCTGGCTTCACTTTTCCAGTCACGGCTGTTTTTAGTTTTGAACCGGGATTATCTCTTCTATATCGGGCGACCCCAGCTTTAGTCATCCCTGCTCCAGACTTTGTAGATCTGAAATACTTTTTAGTTTTTGGAGGATTTGTTCCTTTTGAATAATATTCTCTTCTCATTATACAAATGTTTTTACGTTGGTTGGTTTACCACCGGGATTACCTGCTGATCGTTTTCGTTTGACAGCACTCGCCTTTTGCCCTTTTGTCATCCGTGTGGCTTTTGCAAGTGGGACGCATTTTGGATATTTCCGTTTCGAGCCTTTGCTTCTCCCGCACGGCTGATACTTTCCGTTCTTCTTCGGTGCTCCAATGTCTACCCATTTTTCCGCTACCCATTGTCTTAAACCACCTTTTGAAAAGTGTGTACGCATTACGAATTCTTTCCGTAAGCTTTTCCTTTACCTTTTGTAGCTAATTTACACATTCCACCACTTCCGTAAGTAATACGAGGTGTATCCATCATCATTCCACCACCCATAGCTTTTTTTCTTTTCTTCTTGCCACCTGGTGTAACTTTGCCTGAACATACAGCTGATGCGTACATGTTTGCGTACGCCGAAGGGTACACTTTAAATTTACGCTTTGCTGCTGCTTTACCTCTAGGACATAGTTTTGCCATTAGATTACCTTTTTATTTTTCTTTTTAGGTATTACACCTTTTGCCATTAAAATATCTTTTTGAGTAATCTTACCATCACCAGAATGATCAGGGAACTTGGAACCTTTTTTAAGAGCAGCTCTACCACCTTTTTTCATGTTTACTAATTTTTTTGCCATCGAAATATCTTTTTCGGAAAATCTACCTGTATCTAAAGGAGTCATTTCTTTTTCCCCTCTTCTTTTTTTCATGATTTCTTTTAATCTTTCAATTTGTTCTTTAGTTAAACCTCCTTTTGATATGCCCATATCATTATTTAATTTTCTAATTCGATCTGCTGCAAGTGTAACTTTACTTTTGATCTCACCCATTCTACCACTGTCTGCTCCACCACCTTTGTTAGCAAACATTCTCTTTTTAGGTTTTTCTTTTTTAACTTTTTTCTTAGGTCCAAAAGTTTCCATTATTTTTGCAATGTTGGATTTTCTTTTAGATGGATTAGTTCCATTTCTTAAATTTTGTCTGTAATATTTGTTAGCCATTATTTTTTGCCTCCGTTTTTAAAAATCTGTGTACCCTTTATACCATAAATGCTCGCCACGACAAGGATCCATAAATTTGTAAACCATTTCGGGAGCTCTGAGAACATCTCGAAGAACAATTTTACCTTGTCCATAGCGGTTGGATCATCCGATACGACTGCCCAAGCCAAAATTACCACGGGCAAACTTAAAATTATCAAAACTGCCTCGTCTTTCCAGTCCGATTGTCTGGCCTCAAGTAGTTTTCCTTGGTAAGCTTCCTTACCTTCGGCCATACGAGACGCATGCATCAGTTGTGCATCCGACATTGCCATTTTAGTCTTCTGCTTGTTAGCATAAATCTTACTTCCAGCAGAAACGGCTAGTTTAATCGCCTGAAACCACATAATTATACTACTATTGCAGTTTTTCTTTTTCCAGCAAGCATTCTTTTAGTGCCATTTACCTTAACCACGTCGGGTTTAGCAATATAATTGAAAGCACCATCAGCAGTTGTCTTAGATCTTGGATCTATTTCAACACTTTGCTCTGGAACAGAACTAACTTTTGCTTTTTTATAGTTCATCATAGTTTTTTGCTCCTTGTTTTTTTATTAATCATCTATCATAACTTTAGCTTGTTGTACACCGCTCTTTGCAAGGCTAACTCCAGCTCTTAACTTAGCCAAATCTTCATTCTGTTCTAATTTTTCATCAAAATTTTCACCTGATTGCATTAATCTTGCCTTTGCAATATCGTTTTGAGATTTGTCATAGTCTTTTTTACGTTCATTTTCCATTGCACGTAAGTCAACTTCTCTAGATTTTAGTTTTAATAATGGATCATTGTCGAATTGAGAGGTAATCTTCTTTTCTTCCTTCATAAATTCTTCAGTCATCTCTGCAATTAACACAGATTTTCTAGCTTCAATTTGATTTGTTAGCATTTGTAACTGTTGTTGTACCATTGGATTCATTGCTGCTTGTTGTTGCATCAACATCATCTCTTGCATTTGCTCTCTGAACTCTAATTGTACTTGTTCTTGTGCCATTAGACTTATGTGCTCTAATATATTTTTTTGTATAGCAGCCATAAATGCAGGATTATTTCTAACCATGTTGGTTGACATGAAATTTAAGTGTGCAGTTATATGAGCTCTATGATCTTGACCTGGAAACGCTTGGAAAGGTTTGCCATTTAAAGCATTAATGTGTTCCATACTTGGATCCATAGGAGCGTTTGGAGCTGGTGGTGGTAGAACTGCGTCTACATTTTTAACACCAATTGCTTCATACATATTTCGATATACTTGATATAGATTGTGTATCTGTGGATTACTTGTTGCAAGTTGTAACTGTGTTTGTGCTAAACTAATTCTCTGAGACATAGAAAATATATTAGGATCTGCAACGGGTACTACATCTATTCTATCATCAAAGTCAGCTTGTTTAATGTTCCGTGCTCCACCGACAACGTCGTATGGATATTCTGGCGGTAGATATTGTGAAACAACTTTAGCCAATAATTTAAATTCATCTTTCATGGCTGCGTAACATCTTTTATGAATAGCACTCATGACCCTTGAACCACGTTCCAATAACGCAACTGTAGTTCCAACAGCCGCTGCTTGATTACCATCGCCCACTTGCATATCAGCAATAGCAGCGAACCTTTGACCAGCTTGAACTACAACACCCATTAATTGTAACAATGTTTGTGATGGTTCTTTGTATGGTAAAGGGAAAAATGCATCTCTTAAATTACCACCTGGTGCATCTACATCTTTAAATTCACCTGGTTGAATTGGTGAGGCTTCATCTCTGACTCTAACTCCACGTTGTTTAAATCCTGCTGGTAGGTTTGATAATGTACCCGCATCTAATAATTGACGGAGAGCAGAAGTTGCAGTTCTACTTAATCCGCCAATCATATGAATTAACCCAAAGCCATAAAATCCTAAACCGGGAAGAAACTTAAAATGAACAAAATATTGGATTTTATTTTTCTTTAGATCTGTGGGCGCATAATTTCTTCTTATTGCAAGAACTGTTCTACTACCTTCTTCAACAGTTACAATGTATGGTAATTTAATTCCTGTGGGTCCTTCTTGTCCTTGATCTTCAAAACCTTCTAAGTCTAAGTTTACATGACACTCAAGTAAAGTATATATCGTTTCTTGTTTACCAGTTTTCTTAGTCCCATCTAATTCTTTTTCTTTTTTCTCAACTGAGTTTTGTTCAACATTACTTGGTGGTGCAAGATCTACATCCACATAAAAACCATTTACTTGTTGTTTTCTCAATTCATTCTCTGACATTTTAACAACATGTATAACTGCTTCTGCATCATCAATTGAAGTTGCAGTGTATGGTACTACTAATTCATCAGCTGGTACAAATTTTGAAACTACTCTACCTAACGGTACATCATAGTAAATTTTTTTAAACGTAGAACCAGCAAGTGGTAAATGAAATAACATTGCATCAAACTCTTCTTCGTATTCTTTCATCTGATCCATGATTAAATAATTCATGTAATCTTTAACACGTTGTGATTGTGATTCTGTTTGTTGGTTTTTAACTCCTATGATCTGTGTTCTTACAGGGCCATCACTTGGTAATAATTCTTTGTAAGCTTGTGCTTGAAACTGTGTAACTGCTTCTGCAAGAACTGGGTGAGTTGCACCACTAGCTCCTTGAAACGGTTCCGTTCTATTCTCATATTTAAAACCTAATAGATCTAAACCTTGTGTGTAAGATTGTTCCCAATCTTTTCTAGAAGATTTATAATCTAAATAGTTACTAACCATTTCAGATCCAATTGGATTTAAAATATCATCTGGTAAAATGTCTGCTAAATTATCAAAATGATTCTCGGTTCCTGGTACATTGATTGCACCCGGTTCAAAGTCTAATGTTACACCACCATCTTCTTCTGGTATAACTTCGATTGGTCCTTGTTCTGCTTCTGCTTCCT